ATCCCGGGCATTATTACCGCAGGCCAGTTACCAGGAGGTGAGCATGACCACGTTTAGTGGTGGCGCGGCACTAGAGGCGAAACTTGCTGAACTGGCGGAAAAGCTTGGCGACGGTAAAACGCTAAGGGTCGGATTCCTTGAGGGGGCAACATACCCTGACGGACAATCTGTCCCAATGGTTGCTGCAGCCAACGAATATGGCGACCCGGCAATGAACAGACCGCCACGTCCATTCTTCCGGAACATGATCGCCGAAAAGTCACCTGAATGGCCGCAGGATATTGCGAAGATAGCCGAGGCTACCGGTTACGACGCAGAAACGATGCTGGGGCTGATGGGTGAGCACATTAAAGGCCAGTTGCAGGGCTCAATCAGAGATTTGATGGAGCCTGCTCTATCTCCAGTTACGATCGCCAAAAAGGGATTTTCTAAGCCACTCATTGAAACATCCCACATGCTAAACAGCGTCGATTACGACATTAAGGATGGCGTATGAACCTGAGAGGCATAGCCAATAGCGCCACGAGAGCAATAAACCCCAACGTAAACGGAGTGTTCCGGATTAATACCGGATTCACTACGTTACCTGGCGGAAAGCGAGAGCAGACGTACAGCAACGTCGATGTTGAAGTGCAGATGCAGGAGCTATCGTCCACCGACCTGCGACAGGTTGATGCCATCAACATTCAGGGCATCCTTAAAAGTGCGTATCTGAATGGGAATTTCAACGGCGTGAACCGACCAGATCAAAAGGGTGGCGACATTCTTATCGTTAATGGTCAGCAGTGGTTGGTGGTGAAGGTTCCTGAGTTATGGCCTGACTGGTGCCGAGTGATTGTTAACCTGCAGAGGTCGCCATGACAGCCACAGTAGACATCACCGAGCTTGACCTGCGCATCGCGCTGCAGGCGTTTCTGATGGATATTACCGGGCTCACCATCGACAACGTTCTGGTAGGTCAGCAGAACCTTACGCCAATGCCGCTTAATGACTTCATCATCATGACGCCATTAAAGCAGATAGGACTGTCTACCAACCGCATTAAGTACGACGACAACGGCGTGTACGGTGAAGGAAAGCAGCTCAATCAGCGCAGCACGCAATGGCCTTGTCAGATTGACTGTTACGGTGAGAGCGCGGCTGATAACGCTGCAATCATCGGTACGTTAATCCGCTCAGACTTTGCCTGTGAGTGGTTCAGACAAAATGGCAATGTCATCACCCCTCTTTACTGCTCAGACCCTCATCAGACAACGATGATAAACGGCGAGCAACAATACGAAGGCCGCTGGACGATGGAATTCATCGGGCAATTCAACCCGTCTGTTACCACACGCCAGGACTTCATGGACAGCATTACAGTCGGCGTTATTGCCGCAGATTTAAAATACCCACCGGAGAGTGCATAAATGGCAATCCCATTACGCAAAGATATTCAAATCAATCCTGGAGTGCTGCCAGCGGGCGGTTCAGCGCTTGATCTGAATGGCCTTATCCTTACCGACAGCTCTTATGCTCCGGTGGGGAGTGTTATCACATTCACGAACAAAGAAGACGTAGCAGCCTATTTCGGCAGTGCATCCGCTGAATTCAGCATGGCTGAAGTGTATTTTCAGGGATACGACAATTCCACCAAGACCCCGGGCGCATTGCTGTTTGCACGGTTCAACCCGGAAGCAGCTGCAGCGTGGTTACGCTCAGGCTCAATGGCGACCGTAACGCTAGACCAGCTCAAATTGCTGAGCGGCGTATTAACCCTGACCGTTGACGGTACTGCGGTGACATCAGCCAGTATTGACCTGAGTACAGCAACAAGCTTTGCTATGGCTGCTGACCTGATTGAAACAGGTATCGGCTCCAGCGTAACGGTAGAGTACGACACTACTCAGAAACGCTTCATCATCACCAGCGCGACCGATGGCGCAGCGAGCACCATCATCTACGCAACAGGAACTCTGTCTGCTGGACTGAAACTGACAGCGGCTACCGGCGCTCAGTTGTCTCAGGGCGCAGATGCTGCAGTAGTCACTACGGCGATGCAGTCAGTGTTGGATAGCTCTCAGAACTGGGCAATCTTCACTACATCCTTCACGCCGACTGAACAAGAGGCGCTGGATTTCTCAGCCTGGGTAAACGGTCAGAATTACCGGTTCGGCTACGTGCCATTCACGCTGGAAGAATCCGCGCTGGTATCTGGCTCAACCGACACGCTGGCGTACAAAATCATTAGCACTTACGACTATTCCAACGTCGTACCGGTGTTCGGTGACCAGACCCATGCAGCGAGCGTTATTGGATATGCCGCATCTCTTGACTTCGACCGTCAGGAAGGCCGCGTACCATTCAAGTTCCGCTCTCTGGGCGGCCTGCTGCCGGAAGTGACCACATCAGCTAATTACGATGCGCTGATTGCCAACGGCTACAACTTCTACGGCGCGTATACGGCGAATAACTACGATACCCGTTACTGGGCTGATGGCACCATCACTGGTGACTTCAAGTGGTTTGACTCCTTCTGCTTCCAGATTTGGCTGAATGCCAACCTGATGCAGGATGCTATCGAGCTGTTCCAGTCAAACCGCAGCATTCCGTACAACGCACGCGGCAAGGCGATCATCGAGGCATCTTTCTCCGATACGCTGAATCAGGGCATTACCTTTGGTGGTATCCGTACCGGCGTAACACTGTCCAGCTCTCAGATTTCCGAGATTCAGAACGCAGTAGGCGCTGACATCTCTCCATCGTTGATTGCTAAGGGTTACTACCTGTATATTGCAGACGCCACTCCTACGCAGCGCCAGGAGCGCACAAGCCCTAGCATGACACTGTGGTACTGCGACGGTGGTTGCGTACAGAAAATCACTCTCGCTTCAATTGAAGTTCAGTAAGGAGCAAATCAATGTCTAACACAATTACGAGTGCAGACTCTATTTTTGCCCTCACTGTTACCAACCTGTTCCCCAGCGCTCAAACGCTGGAGGGGTATGCAGCGGACGCGATGTTTGCTCTGGGCGATACAGAAATGGCAGTTTCCGTCCGTGGCGCTGACGGTAAACTCTCTGGCGGCTTCGTTTTCGGTGAGTATCTGCAGACGATCACAATCATGCCTGACAGCCCGTCTCGTGAACTGTTCGAGACCTGGCAACTGACGTCACTGACCTCGAAAGCAGTATTCCGCTGCAACGCAACAATCATTCTCCCGGCGATTAGTCGCAAGTTCACACTGACCAACGGCATTCTGCAGCGCGTTAAAGCCATCCCTGATGCGCAGCGCGTACTGCAGGCAATGACCTTCCAAATCAATTGGGAATCAGTCGTGGGCGAAGCGTACAACGCATAAGGACTAACATGGCACGCAAAGAGGTTTTCTACACCGTCGAAGATAAAGGCCGAGACCATGGGAAGGTTTTCTACATTCGCGAAATGTCAGCTACTCAGGCTGAGTGGTGGGCAATTCGTGCCGGACTGGCAATGGCTAAAAACGGCGTTAATCTTCCGGATAACTTTTCAGATATGGGTATGGCAGGCATGGCGAAAGTCGGCCTCGAAATGGTGGCTAAAATCCCTCCAGAGGATGCACGGCCTCTCCTGGACGAGCTGATGAAGTGCGTTCAGGCAGTTCCAAACCCAGCAGATCAAAACATCAAGCGACCACTGATTGATGATGACACTGAAGAAGTTATGACTCGCCTGAAACTTCGCGGTGAAGTCTTTAAGCTGCACGTCGATTTTTTAACCGCCGCCGCCAGTTAGACATCCCTCCGGTAATGGGTCAGCAGATTGCTGGCCTGACCGACTATGCCAACGTACCTAAAACAATAGCGACGGTCCTGTCATCGGGTAAATGCTCGTTGACAGAACTAAGCACAACGCTTGGCGTAGAGGATATGTGGTGGTGGCTTGAGATAATCACAGTCGACAATTACAACCAAATGGTCATCAACAGGGCTCAGGAGAATGGCTGATGCCAACGATTATTGACTCACTGGTAGTCACTCTTGGTCTTGACTCTTCCGGATTCAAGAAAGGCCAGGCAGAAGTAAAAAAAGGCCTGGACGATACCAGAAAGAATGCTGACCAGACAGCTAAAGACATGGAGGCCGCAGGTAAAAGGGCGGCCTCATTTTTTGGCTCAATCCGAACAGAATTACTTGCGCTGGTAGGTGTCACTTTATCGGCGCAGGGTATCAAGACATTCATCACCAACATGACATCAGACCTGATGCGGTTGGGGATTGAATCTCGCGCTCTGGATATCTCGGCTAAGTCTCTTGATGGATGGGAGAGAGCAGCAGCGGCAGCCGGTTCAACTGCAGAACGCATGGCAGGCACGCTGGGTAACTTCCAGAAGACGCTGACAAACATTCGCACCGGTGGTGGGCAAGACGATCCGCTTTTCGGTGCCCTGGCATCATTTGCCGGTGCAACAGGCGCTAACTTCGATT